TATTGTGTAACTGACTTTGCTTCGTAGTCTACAATAGTAACACAACGTACACCATCTAACTTAGGCTCAAGCAGTTTCTTACCAACTAACTTTTTCTCATGATTGGCACTATCATGTGCTAACATACATTCGAACACAGGAATTTTATATTGTGGAAACTTCTTAGCGACTTTGTTTACAGTCTTTTCACTTACACCACAACGCAAGTCTTTAATAAGAATACGTCTATAAAACTTATTCCATTGTTCAGCAGTTGCTACTTCACTTGCAAGTTTGATTGCATCTTGTGCGGCATTACCTGTAAGTTTACGTTTATATAGTGCATCAGCAAGTTCTAAGAACTTATCCCATGCTAGTCCTTGTCCGTTCCACTCAGGATCTACTTCAGGAACTTGCTTCACACCAAATGTGTAAAGTTTATCAAGTGCCATACGGCAACCAGCAAAGAACTCATCTAGTCCTTCTTCCATTGCTTCTAATATTACTTGCTCTTTTGCTAGACGTGAATTGTCTGCTTCAAGTTTGTCTATAATTACTTCAGGTTGTGTTCTCATAAATGCCTCTCTTTTGCCTAATTGTTATACTTATTATAGCGTATTATCCTTCATTTGTCAACTCATTTATTACATTTTCTATGTTATGCACGTTGATTTCTTGTCCAATTTTGTACACATGAAAATGGTAATCTTCAATTGTTTCTGCAATCTTATTTAATATCGTTTCCTCTGGCTCTGCTATCCATTCTGAGTAGCCTCTACCTTCTAGCATAATAGCATATCCAAAAGTATCTTTGAGTACGCTCTCTAGTTTGCTAATTGGATTTGCTTTACCATACCATAAGTGATTAAACGTAGCATAATGACTACGAGCAGAATAACTGTTCTGGTAAACACCTAATCTAGCCTTAGCACTATTCATGCTAGTGATTCCAATCTTACAATCACCACTACCTAGAGGGTCTTTCATTAAGTATAAGAACTTCATGCTACCACCTACACTGTGCTGTTGGAAGTGTGATACGTCCAATCTTATCGTTATATAGATTTACAATAGCATCATACACACGCCACTGATCATGGTCTCTTGGATTAGTAAATCCTTTGGTGTGGAGAGCATTCTCATAGTTGTCCTTCAGTCCTAGTTGTACTGATGTAGGATCTCCCCAAGTTTTAATAAACAGTTTGCCTAGTTCATCATCAAAGGCTTGATCAATAGCAAAGCCTTCAACTTCAGCCATCTTATATAATAATGCCATAGGCCTCCATATCTCTAACTCGGCTGCTGCCTTAGTCCAGTGTGTGTTATGAAATTGTAATGCACGTTTAAAGTATTTGCCTACAACCCCATAATCATCTGACATCTCAAATATAGTCTGTCCACTTTTGATCTGACTAAATGCATTTGGTGTGTTAGCATTACGTTTAGGACTAAACCCTGTAGCAGTTAAAATGTTATTCATCTGTACAGTTGCACTATCTTTTGTTTCTAATAATATCATAAACTCATCGTAGGCATGAAGTTTACGTTTGTTACGACTATTAATACGTATCATGTTTTGTCCTGCTAACCAAACAGCATACTCTACCTTGTCAGTAAAGCCTGCGTCTTTTACTGTTTCGTCAGTAATCATATCTGTATCAATATACCACATAGGGTATGTAGTATACTTTTGTCTAAACATCTCTTGTGATGTATGGTGCCCGTCCCATAACATATACATACCGTCTACTAATATAGCAGTTGGCAACAGCACCGCAGTGTGTTCGTAGTCTTGTTCAATTTTATACATATGGTTGGGTGCAACATCTCGTTGGAACCTTGGCCACAAATACATATCCTCCCAATCAATCCAACCAAACTTTACAATACCTTCTTTAGGATCGTATGGGTCTTGGACATCAGGCTTCTTGTCAGGACCAAGCACAACATCAATTGCTTCTGCAATATCATTAAGAGGAATAATGCCACGGTCGTAGTTGTCAGACATGGTACGCAAATCAATTGCGTCATCTTTCATTTCAAATGGAATTTTAAATTTTGCCAGATACTTGTTGATCTCCGTCTGGCGATTGTACGGAACTTTCTTCATGCTCTTAACTCCTTATAACATGTGCAACGAATTGCTAGTGTTAGTTTGTGCCTGGGTGCGTAACGAATTACTGGCCCACAGCGTTAATTTATACTTACATATTACACTCACGATTACCACTTGTCAACCCCTAAGGGCAATAATTATATGTATGAAGATACTAATCATTGGTGCAGCAGGCTTTTTTGGAAGAAACTTAGCGTATGCTTATAAAGACTTACATGATATTAGTTGTATTGACCTACCTCTAGATCTTTTTGGAGATAAAAAAGACTTCTATGACGAGTTCGATGTAGCAGGGATAGATATTCAAGAGGACCTATGGCAAGTTAAACAACGTATGATGGACTGTGATGTTGTTATACATTTGGCTAACAAGACTAGAATAAGTCCTAGTTGGCAAGAGTACGAACAGTACTATAGTATGAACATAGGAACTACCCAAAAAATATATGCTCTATCGCAAACACTAGGCGTTAAAAAGTTTATCTACTTTAGCTCTAGTTCTGTGTATGGCAACAATGGTTGGATACCTAACAAAGAATCAGACCCTTTGAATCCTACAAGTCCTTATGCTATTAGTAAGATGGCTGCGGAGGCTGCATTAACAGCACAACACAGTCGCTTACCAAAGACAGAACTTATTATAGTAAGGCCGTTTACAATGTATGGTCCGTTCATGGAGATGGGAAAGTATTCATTAGTAATATCAAAGTTCATTGAAGCAGTACAGGCAGGCAATCCACTATTACTTGATGCTACAGGATCTCAAACAAGAGACTTTATACATGTTAGTGATGCTATCTCTGCACTTAGCCTAATTATACAGCATGGCAAGAGCGGAGACATATATAATATAGGATCAGGCGAGTCAGTGTCTATTAGAGAGTTGGCAGACATTGTCAGTAGCAAACAAGTTCATACTCCTCCACGCATTGGACACATTGAACATACGTTAGCTGATACAAGTAAACTCAAAGAGTTAGGTTGGAAGCCAGAGATTGATGTAAAAACATGGTTGACAAATTTAGTTGCAGACCTTAGTATAACAAGTAATATTAAACAAGAGGAAAAATAAATGGCATTAGTACCAATGGTAGTTGAATCAACAAGCAAGGGCGAACGAGCTTATGATATCTACAGTAGATTATTAAAGGACAGGGTAATAATGCTCAACGGTCCTGTTGAAGATGTAAGTGCAAACCTTATTGTTGCACAGTTGTTATTCTTAGAGTCAGAAGATTCAGATAAAGCGATCTCGTTGTTTATTAATAGTCCAGGTGGTGTTGTAACTGCTGGCATGAGTATATATGATACAATGCAGTTTGTTAAGCCAGACATTGCAACATATGTTACTGGCCAAGCATGTAGTATGGGTAGCCTACTTGCACAAGCAGGTGCAAAAGGTAAACGTTATATGTTACCAAACGCAAGGCACATGATCCATCAGCCAAGCGGCGGTGCTAGAGGACAAGCAACAGACATGCAAATACAAGTAGAAGAAATTTTAAAGATTAAGAAAGAGCTTACAGGTATCTACGAAAAACATAATAGTGCGGGCAAAACATTTGATGAGCTAAGTGCTGATATGGAACGTGATAACTTTATGACTGCACAAGAAGCAGTAGACTATGGCTTAGTTGATCAAATTATAGATAAACGTCCATGAAGATAGTACCACAGGGTAATAAGCAAACAGACTGGGGCATGGAGCTCAATTGGGCATCTAATGAATCATATGCAGGCAAACTATTAGTATTTGAAAAGCCTAATAAGAAAACTGCAATGATGTTACATAAAACTAGACGTAAGAGTTGGTTTGTTAATTCAGGTAAGTTTAAGATTACATTTGTTGATATCAAGACAGGTCAAAGCAGAGAACAAGTTATTAAAGAAGGCAACACTATTGATATTGCTGAAATGACTCCACATCAATTAGAATCGTTAGATCATCATTCAATTATATTTGAATCAGGTACTCCAGATTATGAAGATGATCAGTTTAGACTTAATCCTGGTGACGAGCAAACACAGCCTTCAGAGCAATAACTAAATCCTCAATCATTTTATCATCATGATACGGAGTAGGTGCAAACCGCAAACGTTCTGTACCTTCTTCTACTGTTGGATAGTTAATTGGCTGTACATAGATATCGTGTTCATCGATAAGCATATCACTCATTGACTTACACTTCTTAGCATCTCCTACAAGTACAGGAACAATGTGTGTAGTTGAACACTCCATTACTTGTATTCCGTTTGCTACTAATCTTTCTTTTAGTTTCTTCGCTTGTGTTTGGTGACTAACTCTAACTTCGTTATGATCTTTTAGGTATTTAATTGCAGCCATTGCGCCTGCACATGCAACCGGACTCATACTAGTCGTGAAGATAAAACCAGAAGCTACTGAACGGATAGCATCAATAACGTCTGCATCAGCAGCAATGTAGCCACCTTGAACTCCAAAGGCCTTTCCGAGTGTGCCATTGATTATATCAATACGGTTTTGTAGTCCTAGTTTCTCCGTCCAGCCGCCTCCGTGTTCGCCATAAAGGCCAACAGCGTGTACTTCGTCAATGTATGTAATTGCATTATACTTGTCTGCAATGTTACATATTTCTTCCATCGGCGAAATATCTCCGTCCATAGAATAAACACTTTCAAATACTATACAAGGAGTTTGATTAGCAAGTACAGCGTTAGCACATAGTTCTTCTAGTTGACCCATGTCGTTGTGATGCCACACTTGCTTTTCTGCTTTACTGTGTCTAATACCTTGTATCAATGAAGCATGATTCTTACTGTCGCTTAAGAATACAATGTTAGGGAATATTCTTTTTAATGAAATAAGTGTCCATTCGTTTGCAACGTATGCAGATGTAAACAGCAAGGACTTTGCTTTGTTGTGTAACGTACTAATCTCATGTTCCAACGCAACGTGGTAATGGCTTGTGCCACCTATGTTACGTGTACCTCCCGAGCCTGATCCTGTTTGGTCTAGGGCAGTATGCATAGCGTCTATGACAACCTTGTGCTGTCCCATGCCTAAGTAATCGTTACTACACCAATTAGTAATGTTTTTAATATTATAAGGTCCGTACCAGATAGCTCTAGGGAACTCGCCTCTTTCCCTAAGTATGTCGTTGAAAACCCTATAGTTGCCGCTATCTTTTAGGTTTTTTAGTAGTTTGTTTATTGGTTCTTTGTTTATCATGATAGAATAGTGTTCCCATTGAGTGATGGCATTGATACCAACCGTCTTTTCTTAGCTCGTCCATTAGGCTATTATATTCATTAGCCCATGTTTTAAAGAATTTAATTATGTTGTACATACATGTATTTAACATAAATAACAATATAGGAGAGCAAACAATGGCAGCGAATGGTATATCAACTTTAGCACTTAAAAAGACTAGACAAGACACTAAATTAGCCAAAGCAGAAGCAAAACGTCAAGGCAAATCAGTTGCAGCTGACGGAACCATCTCTGGCAGTGTTGATACTGGCGCTGTATCATATAGAGCTCTTAACACATTGAATCTTGGCAGATTGCCTACAAGATATAATGCTTCAGATAACAATGGTGCACTTACTGACTCTGCTGGTGTTCCAGTTGCTAGTCGTCCTTGGTCATAAACTTACCCTTTTTTAATAAATACGTATATAACTAATTAGGAGCGATAACGTTATGTATGAGTATAGAGCCACGATCGTTAAGATTGTAGATGGCGACACTGTTGATGTAGATATTGATCTAGGCTTTGGTGTTGTTTTAAAAGATGAAAGGGTACGTGTTATGGGAATTGATACACCAGAAAGTCGTACAAGAGATAAGGTAGAAAAGAAGTTTGGACTTGCTGCAAAGGCAAGACTAAAAGAGCTTCTAGGTAAGACAACTGTTTTGAAAACTCAGATTAATAGAAACGGTGAGGACATGAAAGGCAAGTTCGGTCGTATCTTGGGTGACTTTTCTACAGAAGACGGACGCATGATAACCGATATCATGGTAGAAGAAGGACATGCTGTAGCATACTTTGGTGGTAGCAAAGAAGAGATACAACTGAAGCATATGGCTAACAGAGAGAAATTACTCCGTGAAGGGGTAGTTGTTTTATAAGGAGAAAGTACATGTTTAGATTAATTGCACTGTTATCACTAGTAATAGGTTTATGGGTAGTTCCTGCAACTGCAACTGGCGGAGTAATAGGAGCTCTTAATACTAACACTACCGAAGAGCCAGCACCAACACCACCAGGCCTACCGATGCCACCACAAGGACAATATCAAACTTTACCTATAATGATTGACTGCGGCCGCTATGAAGATGTAGTAAGCATCATCATTAAAGCAGGCGAGCAACCTTTCGCAGCAGGTAAGATATTATTTAAAATTCCAGATGGTAGAGCAATAGAAGCAATATTAGAAATGTGGGCTAATCCGGAAACAAGAACTTTTACAAGCGTTCTTAAAGTAACTGATGAATATGCCTGTTTAGTATTTCCAGGAAAAGAATTTATGGGTGCGCCACAACAGGGATTAACATTATAAATAAAAACATAGGAGCGAAATATGTTATCAGGAAAGTTAAAGAAAGGAATAGCAGAACTTACATTCAATCAAAGAAGTTTATTATTTGCTGAGCTATCAGCAATTGCATACTTAGATCCAAAAGATGCAACAGCACAAGCAAAAGAGCTAGGCTTTACAACAGTAGAGTTTTATGATATCGACGGTGCTCAGGCTTATCGCTTTATGAATAAACACGATATGGTTATTGCATGTCGTGGAACACAGCCAACAGAATACAACGATATTAAAGCAGACTTAAACGCTCTTCCTATTATTTCTGAAACAGTTTCTAGAGTACATAGAGGATTTAAAACAGAAGTAGACGAACTTTGGCCACATGTGAAAGAGGACATGGACCGTAAAGTTAATCTAAAGAAACAGCATTGGTTCTGTGGACATTCATTAGGTGCTGCAATGGCAACTATAATGGCTTCAAGATGTAAGCATAGTCCAGAACTAAGCGATCCTGTTGAACTTTACACATATGGTTCACCTAGAGTTGGATGGTCAGCATACTGCAACAGTTTAAATATTGACCATCATAGATTTGTAAACAACAACGACATAGTTACAACAGTACCACTATCAATAATGGGTTTCAAACATCATGGTACTTGTCATTACTTTAATTCATGGGGTAACCTACGTAAACTTTCGTTCTGGCAAAGAACAAAAGATAAGTTCCGTGGAATGTGGAGAGGACTAAAAGCATTTAAAATAGATAACTTCTCGGATCATTCTATGGCAGAGTACATTGCACATTGTGATAAATTAGTAAAAGGAATGGAAACACCGCAAGTTTAACAAAAGGAGTTGGATGTCGTTCTTAGTCCATAACTTACCGCCGCAAGAAGTATTTGTTAAAAAGGAATACTTATATGATCTACAAAAAGGTCATGGGGAACTCACGCCTGGGGTATGGATTTCAATTAGAAGTATAATGGGCAAAGCACTATATTTTGAAACACTCCTAACTGAGTACGGTGCATTGTACGATAAACTTCCTATATCAGCATTTGTTTGGAAAGAAGATTACGATAAAGATAATCAACTTGATCTTGATACATTACAAATATGGGATTGCTTTGATTATGATATCACACTAATTAAAAAGCCTATGCTATCTAACTGCGAGTTCTTTGGCAAAGATAAGAAAATGCACAAAGGCGATTACATGTTTACACTTGATACATGTCATGCACAACACTCAACACTTGATATTAATTTTAGCGAACACGATCCTGAACATAAAACATTTAACGTTATTAAGTTAGACAACGGACAGTTTGCAGCACAACCAAACAACAGAGTAATATTTACAGATCAAAGTCTAGTTCACCCGGAGCGTAAAATGCCAGACTTTAAAGTGTGTACACAAAACTACACAGTTGAGAACACACCTAAGTGGTCAGTAGGACATACTGACGAATGGCAATACAAAACGAAAGACGAAGAAAGTGGAAGATGACGAGAAAGAAGCCTATAGACTTTTTTGGTTAGTCAAAGGGCATTTAAATACCTCACACGAAACTATAATATCATCATACGATGGTTACTTTAAAAGACTATGGGGTAACTGTGAACGTGCTGAATACGGTATGGAAGGCTTCGAAGAAGCATATAAAAAGAAAAGGGGTTGACTTCTTTTTAAATTGGTGCTATAATATAGGTACAATAGAAAAGGAGTTATATGAAATTGCGAGATAATAAAGTAATCTTAGTAGATGCAGACGGTGTCTTACTCGATTGGGAATGGGCATTTAATGTATGGATGGGCGAACAAGGTTTCGAAAGAATTGAAGGGTCGCAGTTCATTTATGATATAGGTGAGCGATACGGTATTCCAACAACACAATCAAAAAAACTTGTTAACATATTTAATAACAGTGCATGGATTGGATTTCTTCCAGGACTGAGAGATGCACAGTTTTATGTTAAGAAACTACACGAAGAATATGGATTTACATTCCATTTAATTACTTCACTATCCTTAGATAAAAATGCACAGAAACTAAGAACAATGAATATAGATAAGTTGTTTGGAACAACAGCCTTTACAAAATATGTATACTTAGGAACTGGTGCAGACAAAGACGATGCACTTAAAAAGTATAAAGGCACAGGACTATATTGGGTTGAAGATAAACCTAAGAACTGTGAAGCAGGACTTGAACAAGGACTTAAACCTTTACTGATCGAACACGGCCATAACATGGATTACAGACATGACGGTATTACTACAGTTAAGAACTGGAGACATATACACGATTTAGTAACTCATCCATAAGTACGTAGTAATATAACTATATTCTTATAAGGCCCCACAAAAACATCTTTATCTATAAATAATATTAAGCACTTGACATTTAGTGTGTCAAGTGTTACTATGTTAATACATTGTGTGATTAATAACCGCCGATAAGGCAGGAGGCATACAATGAATAAACTTCTCGTAAACATAAGGTACTTCATTGCGCCATTGTTGATACTTGTTACACTCGTCGGAGTGTTAGCAGGTGGAGCGTGGGCATGGACAGGTGTAGGCTTATTGGGAGTAGGCATTATACTTGACACTCTTATCAATGTTCAAACTCGTGGAGCAGTTGATGAGAACGGAGAGACCTTGGGAATCCCCTGGTTACAGAATACAGTAATGTATTTGATGTTACCGGTCTTTGTTGCACTTCAGTTGGCACTAGCATATCAGATCTATAATGGTATGGCAGGTGCAGAACTTTTAGGTGCTACACTATCAACAGGTATATTTGCAGGCATAGGCATAATCTATGGGCATGAACTATCTCACACCAAAGGCATTGCATTCGTAATAAGCCGTTGGATGATGGGACTATCAGGTTCAGCACATTTCTGTTATGCTCATGTGTACAATCATCACTTGGAATTAGCAAGTGAAGACGATCCTG